ACTTTACCACCGTTCCCCAGGGAGCGACGCTCGCTGCCGAAACGCAAATCGGCGCGCGGCCGTATTTTAATCTCGTCGAGGCGCCGAATTTAATCGGTTGGGAAACCGAGATCGGTGCAAGCGGGATCCCATCCCTTTCCGAGATCCGGATCCTCGAAACTCGCGAGGAGAAAGTCGGACGGTACACAACCGAGGAGCGGAACTACATTCGTTTGTTCACGCGTGATGTATGGCAACTTTACAAGCAAGACATAAAGACGCAAAAGTTTCTGTTGAAGGAGGAGGGCCAGAATACTTTCGGCGCGATCCCACTTGTAACTTGCTACGTGAAACGTACCGGGTTGATGACCGGCAAGCCGGCATTAGAGCCGCTGGCGTGGTTGAACCTGGCGCACTGGCAAAGTATGAGCGACCAACGGAACATCCTACGCTTCGCACGGGCACCTCTTCTATTGGGAACCGGATTTAGCGAAGAAGAGATCGAGAAGCCTATCATCATCGGTCCGGCGCAAGTGATCCGAGTTGAGAACGTCAACGCGAAACTCGTATTCGTTGAACACACGGGGAAAGCCATTGAAGCCGGACGACTTGATTTAAAAGACTTGGAAGAACGTATGGAGGTGCAAGGTCTCGAGCCATTCTTCTCGCGAAGCGGTGGGGAAACCGCGACAGGCAAAGCGATCGAAGAAGGGCGGAACCTTACGACGTTGCAAGAGTGGACTGTCGAAATCGGAGAGACGATGACTCTTGCGTATCAGATGGCGGCGCAGTGGCGCGGGCAAACGTTGAGCGAAGATTTTAATGTTGTCGTGTTCAGGGATTTCGGCGCGTTACCAAACCGCGGCGAAGACATCACGAACCTGATCAAGGTCCGTGCGCAAGGGGACATCACGCAAGAGACTTTCCTCGAAGAATTACAACGACGCGGTCTCTTGAGTGAATTTCTTGATCTCACCGACGAAGTCGAAAGACTGAAGCAAGAGATCTCCTTCAACCCCCTACCGGGCGAAGACGACGACCCACCAGACCCTAACGATCCCGATCCCGATCCCGATCCCGATCCCGACCCAGATGTCATCGACCCCGATGAGGAATAGTAGATGGCGCGGCATCCGACGGTAACCTTACCGTTCAGACCGAGCGCCGTCATTCGTGGGGCGGTGCAATCGGTGAACGAGAAGATCCTTGATCAATCGATCAAGCATGCGGTATTTCTTGAGGGGTTGAAAACCGGGGAAGTCAACAAGATCATCAAGTTCTTGAACAACGACGTTCTGCCGGACTACGTTACCCAACTACGGGCTCGGCTTGACAAGATTGACATCAAGGGCTTCGACCTCGGCCCGGTCACCACGCGCCGGTTGAAGGAACGGCTGGCGGGTACCAACGAGTTCTTATCGGCCGGCATACGCAAGGCAGGGGGGACGCTACGGCGCGACCTGGAAAGCATCGCTATATCGGAAGCGGAATGGGCCAGAAGGGTCTTAGCGGGGCACCTGGGGCCCCTGGGGGTCGATACCTTGCTACCGAGCACGGCGCTGCTGCGCAGCGTGGTCTCGGCGCGGCCGTTTCAGGGGGCCCTTTTGAAAGACTGGGTGAAGGGATGGGAACGGGCAACGCTTCAAGGGATCGATCGTCAGATCAAGATCGGCCTGGTTGCTGGGGAAGGAACGCAACAGATCGTCCGCCGGGTGATTGGGTCCCCAGGGGCGGCGGGCGTCTTCCAAGGGCTACGCCGGAACGCTACGGCGATCGTACGGACCTCGGTAAACCACACGACAACGCACGCGCGCGAGGTTACCTTTCAAGAAAACCGCGACGTGGTGAAGGGAGTCCAGTGGGTCTCAACGCTTGACGGTAGAACAACGTTCATCTGCATGGGTCTCGACGGTAGGATTTTTCGCGTTGATTCCGGGCAACGTCCACCGGCACATATCAACTGCCGATCAACGACGGTGCCGGTGTTGCGTAGCCTTGAGGAGCTCGGACTTACTAACGCGCAGAAGATCAAGATCCCCGAAGGAACCCGCGCATCGATGAACGGGCAGGTTCCCGCAAAAGTACGCTACGGAGATTTCCTCAAGCGCATCGACAAAACGGATCCGGCGTTTGTTACCAGAACCCTGGGCCCGGGTCGTGCGAAACTTTGGCGCGAGGGCAAAGTACACATTACGCGGTTTACCGATCAAAACCTCAAGCCGATAACGTTGAAAGAGCTACGCCAACTCGAAGGCTTGGATAAACCAGCGCCGAAACTCCCGGGCGAGATCGGCCCACGTAAACCACGCCGTCCCCCCGGAGGTGGGCCCACGCCGTTACCACCGCCACCGAAACCCCCGAAGCCGAAACTCCCCGATAAGCCAGCGCCAGACATTCCAGCGCCAACGGTGAAGAAGCACATCGACGATGTCAAGTTCCCGGAGTTCGCTTCGCAAGGCGTGTACCAGTCCCCGTTGAAGGAAACACGTTTGCGCACCGGGGGACCCGGATCAATTTTCAAAGTTGGGGCGACGGAAGATCACGCGCACACTCTGCAAAGGTATTTAAGATTGAATGTTGAGGCAAGCAACATAGAGATTAAAAACGTCATCGGGTTTGGTGATGATGTTGCACAGGTAAGTTTGAATACGGCAGTACGGAATATTCTAACCGGTTCTCCTACTCTTGATGTAGCTGCTCCTGTTGGCGTGCGGATCGGTAAAAAAATTCACTTGATGGACGTCCGGGGTAATTCGGTAGTATCGGCGATGAAGTTGGTCGGTAAGCGTAACGTTCGCATCCACGTTATGGATTTTGATGCGCCGGAATTTGTGCCATACAAGAAAGCGTTGTTGCGGGTGAATCAGGGGAGCGACCGTCCGGCGTTCCGCGGAAGGGGGTATCAGAAGGGTGCGCCGACGTTAACCCTTCGAGCGATCATCGAAGAGATTTTAGAACCGCAAATCCGCGGGAGGGAATTGCCTTACACCCCAGCGGATTTAGCGGTAGAAATTCTCGAGCGAGTGAAGGCGGCATCACTTTCGTCGGAACAGTTGGCGGTGCTTGCGTCACCGCAACTCGGATCCGGCTTGCGGGTTGTGTTGGATGTATCCGCGGGGTTACGCTCCGGCAAGGAGGTTGCAGACGAGATTAGTAAATTGATCGGCGATAGCGATGTAGGCTTAACGGGTAAATTGAATAGGGCAAAGCGTCTTCGCGAGGAGATCGGAAAGCTTATTCCGGGAAGTGAGAGGTGGAAGGGGTTACAAAAAAGGATAGAAAGGTTGAACAAGGAGATCCGTACAACTCCGACTCTTGATAAAATAATCAGGGAGGTTCTGGAACTACCCGAGGATCGAAGACTCAAGGTTGTGATTGATAGGACTGAGGTAGATAAGTTGCCGAGACATTTTGGCGACGTTGTTGATAGCGTGATCGACGAGGGCGATTTCAGAACACGGTTGGACAAGTCTCAAGAGTTCGTGCAGCGTATTGTGAACAAAGATGTCTTCCCCGATGGTACTCTTAAAATCGGCGCGAAAGTAATCGACTCTACGGATGTTCAACGATCGTTCCATCGAGGTAGCCAGATTAATATGGAACGGTCGGCCCCGGTAAAAATTTTCGTGCATGAGATTGGCCACGCCGTTGAGCAAAGTTCCGTGAAGAACCGCATCATCGAGTCGGCGCGAAAGTTTCTAAAGCACCGTTGGAAAGTCGGTGGGAAGAAGATGCGAAAACTTTCCGAGATCACGGGGAGCAAACACTTTGATTCTTGGGAAGTTGCCAACGAAGACAAGTTCCAGCGACCATACATGGGCAAAGACTACGGCGAGCGTGCTACGGAGTTGGTGTCGATGGGATTGGAGGAGTTGCACTTCAACCCCGGAAAGTTTCTTCGCGACGATCGTGAGTACTTCGAGTGGATAGTCGATGTCATCCGTGGAAGGGTGCCGGTGATTCCATAATGATTAAGGTTAGCCTTAGAGTGAAACCGGATCCGGTTGAAGCAATCATCTCGAATGGTAGATGGTTCTGTGATAACCGGGACGTGGAAAAGTTCTTGCGCACGAACGAATCGATCCATCGGTATCTTGATCACTACGGCGGGATGCCGAACCCCGATGGAGTTTCCGCGGAGCACGCGATCTCAATCTTCGGGGGTGAAGTTCTCGAGAGCAGCCCGATTCCGAAGTCGCCGAGACGGCGCGTGTACTAAAAACGCAAGAAAAATTTTCTTGAATTGCAAACAGGAACGCCGTATTTTCGGGGGATGCTTTTGGCGCAGGGGCGGGATGCCCCGCCCGGCGGGATGCCGGGTTGATTTTCGTTTGTAGGAAAGGAGTCAGGAATGACGCTTGCGGCGTTGATCTCAAAAGACGATCACGGCTCGTTAACCGCGGAACTACAGGGGGAATACGTATCGAAAGGAGATCAGTTCATTCTCGATGTAGGACCGGTGGACGGTTTCGCTTTGGAAGATGCCAGCAGTCTTCGGGCTGCTCTTGAACTCGAGCGGGATGCTCGGAAGGTTGCCGAGACGGCAACCAAAAAGTTCAAGGGGATCGATCTCGTCAAGGCGAAAGCAGCGCTGGCAACGGTTGCCGAGTTGGGGGATATGTCCGTTGACGACAAGGTAACCGAGGCGATGAAAGTTCGAGAGGTAACGCTGCTCGATAAATTCAACGGCGAGAAGACGACCCTTGAAGAGAAGATCGCGCTGCGGACAAAGCAACTTGAGAACATGCTCAAAGATAACGCTGCGCTCATCGCGATCGAAAATCACAAGGGGAACTCGAAACTTCTTCTGCCGCATATCCGTGACTTCATCAAAATGCGTGAAACCGACAACGGCGATCTCGTCGCCCAGGTAGTCGACGACAAAGGTGTTGAACGGATCACTACTAAATCGGGGTCAACCGATGCGATGTCCATCGATGAACTTGTCGCGTGGTTCAAAGGGCAAGAGGCGTACCAGGCAGCGTTTAGCGGCGATGGTCAGTCCGGTAGCGGTTCCACCGGTGGACCAACGACCGGCCCGGGTACCGGCGGAACTCCCACCGTTACGCCTTCCATCCCCGGAGCTCCTGTGAAGGTAGCACTCGGTAGCATCAAGATCAAATCCACGGATCAAGAATCCATCAACGCACACTGGCAACAGATCGCATCCGGGGAAGCTATCGTAACGGACTAACGGACTAAAAGCGGATGGGGCATGGGTGGGCTACGGAACGCGAGGCGGGATGCCTTGCGGTCTCAGGCGGGATGCCGACATGGCGGGATGCCATGGTAACGTTCCCTCCCACGTAACGTGGAAACGTAACGTGTGCGCAGGGCTGACTTGTAAACGCAACGTTTGCTTGCGGAGTTATCATGGCGAATACGCTCATCAACATCATGCACAAGATTCTCGCCGGTGCGTTGAGCACCTTGCGCGAGCGGGCGATTATGCCCCGTCTTGTGAATTCCAGTTTCTCCACCGAGGCGGCACGGAAGGGGGAAACCATCGATGTGCCGATCCCGACCGCGGTCTCGGTCTCTAACGTCGCCCCAGCCTCGACTCCCCCAACCCCGACCGACACGACGCCGGATCTCGTTCAGGTTCCCTTGGATCAGTGGAAGAAGAGCGATCCGTTCTACCTCACCGATAAGGACATGGTCGAGGTCGACAAGAACGAGCACTTCCTGCCGATGCAAGTCGGCGAGGCCGTCAAGGCGCTGGCCAACACGATCAACATCCATCTGCACGCGCAATATCAGCAGACGGATCGCGGGATCTTCGGGTACCACGGCACTGCCGGTACAACGCCGTTCGGGTCCGACGTCAAGGGCGCAACGCAGAGTCGAAAGATCCTTCATCAACAGCTCTGCCCCCGGGAAGATCGCCGCGGTGTCGTTGACTTCGACGCGGAAGCGCAGATGCTTGAGTTGTCGGCGTTCTCCGACGCCGAGAAGATCGGCGGCTCGACGGTGAAGCTTCAAGGCGAGATCGGCGAGAAGTTCGGCATCCTTTGGGCAGCCGATGATCACGTTGCGACGCACACGGCTGGGGCTTTCACGACGGGTACTCCGATCACCAGCGGCACCGCGGCCATCGGGACCGATACCGTAACTATCGACGATACAGCCTTCACCGGGACCGTCGAAAACGGCGACATCATCTCGTTTGCCGGTCACACACAAACCTACTGCGTCATCGACAACGCAGCATCCCCGGAGTTTGCCGGGGCGCCCCTGGGAACGTACACGGCCGCGGCAAATCAGATCACCCTTCTGAAGTTCTTTCCGAAGTTGAAGACTGCGGTTGCCGATGCCGAAGCCATTACACTGAGAGCGACACACGTTCTCAATCTCATCTTCCACCGCGATGCTTTCGCGTTTGCGATGCGTCCGTTGATGGGTGCAATCGCCGACGTCGTGATCGGGTCTCGCCTCGCGACCATGCAAGACCCGGTGACCGGTCTCGTTCTTCGTTTGGAAGTTTCCCGACAGTACAAGCAGACGGTCTGGGAACTCGATGCGCTTTACGGTGCGCAACTCGTTCGCGCGGAACTGGCGATGCGTCTCGCTGGTTAGTTCAGAAATCCAACCCCTACCACCCGTCGCTTTTCTTCGTCGTCGTTCGTCTTTCTTTTTGGCAAGGCCCTGCTCGGTGTTCTCCTCGGCCGAGCGGGGACCTTTTTACCACGTGAACACGGGAGGCGCTTATGCCCGATGATAATATAGGAGAACCGATGTTATGTGAAACATGCCGCGTAGTAAGTAAGGATGGCGTCGGCCGCGTACGGATCATCCGCAAAGAGGACCGCGAAGAATACCTCAAGAAAGGATTTAAAGACGCCGCCGATACCGAGCCCGATCTAAAACCAGATCCAGAACCCGAGCCCGAGCTCACCTTCGAACCAGTCGCCGAAGTGCAGCACCCGCAACCGAAGACGGCGAAGAAGAAGAAGAAGGGGTAACCCGTCATGGCCGCGACGTTCATCGTTGAAGATGGAACCGGGTTGAGCAACGCGAATTCGTATGCAAGCGTTGCCGATGCGGATCAATACCACGAGAACAACGGCAACCCCACGGCATGGAGCGGAGCGACAGCGGCGGTGAAGCAGAACGCCTTGCGTGAAGGTACGCGCATCCTTGACAATTGGTACCGCTTGCGGTGGAAGGGTCGTCGCCTTTCAAGGGATCAAGCGCTTCTGTGGCCGCGCGCGTACGTTGAGGACGAAGATCGGTTTGCGGTGGACTCTGACATCGTGCCGATAATCGTTGCGGATGTTACCGCGTACATGGGTTTGCAAATCGTCAACGGCGATGATCCGTTGGCCGGGCAAGACAACCCTGGGGCAGTGAAAAGCGAATCGGTCCAAGTTGGATCTATTCGAAAAAGCACCGTGTACACCGGCGGCAACCCCCCACGGAAACGATACCCCGAAGTCACGAAACGACTCGCCGGACTTTTGACGGCGTCGGATCTCGTTTTGAGAGGATAGCACGAGCACACGATGACCACCTCACTTGACAAAGCGTTAGGCGTCTCGGTGAAAGACCTGATCGGGGATCTGGTAACGGAGAAGATGACTTTTGAGATCGACGTCGAAGACTACAGCGCCTCAACCGGAAAGACGACGACGGTAAAGCGACGGTTCCAGGCGAAAGCTTCTCCGCCCCAGGAGTATGACTCTCGTTACATCAACGGGGATAGTATTCAAGCGGGGGACTCGTCAATCTTTCTTGCCGGTAAGGATCTGAAGTTCATCCCGAAAAAAGGGATGGTCGTGATCGAACGGGATCAACGGTGGCGGTCGGTACGTGTGCGGAAACATCGAAGCGGGGATGACATCGCCGCGTGGGAGATTCAACTCCGGCATCAGTAGCGTAGCAATGGCTTTTGAAAACTTGGATCAATTCAACCGAGAGCTGGAGACATGGGCGCGCGTGCGCGTGCCGGAGGAAATCCTACTCTTTCAAAAGTGGTTAGCGTTAACGGCGCTGCGGATGTTGGTTTTGATGACGCCGGTAGATACCGGTCGCGCTCGTGGGGGATGGCAAGTCGACATCAACAAATCGAGGGAGGGACAGGCAGTCGGTGTTGCTCTTCGACAAAGTGATGAGAGCGCAGAACAATTCGATCAACCCCCACCGCTTTCTGAAGTCGGTCAGAGCACTTTCGATCAAGGGGCCGCGGTGATTACCGGGATGGCGGTGCCGTTCCAAACGGTAATCATTTTTAACAACGTAAAATATATTCTCGTTCTTGATGGGCAAGAGGCGCCGCATGGACGCCCACCCCCCGGAAGCCCTCAAGCGCCGGAAGGGATGACCAGGATAGTTCTCCGTGATCTTGAGAACATCGTTCGTCAAGCGAACGAACCGCCGGCCGCGTTGCCGATAGGAGCGTAGAAACCAACCATGCCCGATAAAGAAGCGGCGAAGAACGCGGCGCGGTTGCGGTTTGAAACGCAGATCGAAACGCCGCAGAAGTTGGTGACGCAATATGACAACCAACCGTTGCCGGAAGACAAGCGAAGGAGTTCGGAGATCTGGTCGCGGGTGCAAGTACGTTTTAACGGTACCGCCCGGGTTGATACCGGGGCAACGTTGGGGAGGTACCGTACGCAAGGCGAGCTAATCGCGAGGCTATTTGCACCGGTGGACAAAGGCGATGGGGACTTGATGGCGCTGGCGGATGTAATTGAGAACGCTTTTACGAGTGTTGATGATACGGGTGTTCGGTTCCGTGCTCCTTCTACGGAGCAGGTCGGGCGCGTCGGTAGCGAGTGGCAGGTCAACGTTGTCTGCCCCTTTTGGTTCGATGACTTGAGATAAAGGAGGGAAGGCGATGCCTGATCCTGCTATCGCTGATAGAATCCTGATGGGGTTCAAAAAGGAAACGACGTTCGGGGACACCCCGACGGCCGGGAACTTCCAACTCTTCCGGTTGATCGACGAGTCGCTTCGACAGGATGTAACGTACGTTGACTCGCGGGAGATCCGTTCCGATCGGCAGACTCTTACGACGAAGAGAACAAACTTGATGGCCGCTGGTGGGTTCAACACGGAACTTTCCGCGGGGCAGTACGACGACTTTTTAGAGGCGTCTTTGTTCGCCGATGCAACGTGGTCGGCGGAAATCACCGACGTTGTCGCGGATGCTGCGATCTCCGCAGATAGCGCCAAGCAAGCGTACATCGGGATTGCCGCAGAGTTCACGAGCTACAGCAAGGATGAGTGGGTTTTCGTCTCCGGGTTCGTTGACGCGGCGAATAACGGCTGGAAAAAGATCGTAGTGATCCAGGACGGTGCCCTTCCAAGTGATGACGAGATGGTTGTGAAGAGCGCCCTGGCGTTGATAACGGTGGCTGCCTCACCGGCGATTACGATTACACAACTCGGATCGATCACCAACGGTACAACGGCGACATCGTTTTCCATTGAGCGGCAATACACGGACCTCGTCTCGCCGGACGTCTTCGCGATCTTCAAGGGGTTGATCCCATCGCAGATGTCGATAGCAGTCGTTGCCGATCAGATCATCACGGGCGCTTTCGAGTTCCTGGGGAAGTCCGTGGCAAGCGCAACGGCATCCGTTGGTGTAGCGAACGATGCAGCGCCCAGCGACGAGGTGATGTCCGCGGTGGAGGACGTCCACGCGATCATGGAAGGTGCGGGAGGTGTGACAGGAAACCCGACAGACTACTCGACAACGGACTTCGCGTTTACGTTGATAAACAATCTCCGTGCACGTGCGGAGGTCGGGCAACTCGGGCCCCCATCCATCGGCGCCGGTACTATTGGCGTGACCGGAACGATCCGGGCGCTCTTCCGGGATATCGTGGTCATTGATAAGTTCTTGAACGATACCCTTTCAGAGCTCGCGTTGATCGTTCAAGATTCCGCCGGCAAGGGATACGCGATTGACTTCCCCAACGTCCGCTACACTTCCGGGCAACGCGTTGCCGGAGGGCAGAACACGGATATCATCGCGGATATGGCATTCACGGCAACGATGCATTCCGCGGGGTCGACCCCGGAAAACAAAACGATGCGTATTGCACGAAAGACCTCGTAAGTTAATAAACGTTTCCATCGGTTGTGAGGTGCGCGGTCGTTTTGCCAGGGGGCCGCGTACCTCCTTTTTCCTTTGCCTAGCACAAGAGGATGAAAGGTTTTCTGATGGCGCTGAACCTGAAAAAGTCGTTTGGGTTGGATCCGAACAAAAGCGTAAACGGGGTATTAGTGGATTATGAGGAGGGGGCCCGGTTGCTTATCGCTTCTTCTCGAAATCCAAAGTACAGAGAAGAGATTCGCCGGGGGATGGAACCACATCTTCAACGTCTTCGTCGTGGGCGCAAGGGCGCTTTGATGAGGATAACCGAAGAGGTGCAGATGGATGCGGCGTCGAAGCATCTCCTTTTGGGATGGGAAGAGATCGTTGACGAAGAAGGGAACCCTGAGACGTATACGCCGGAGATAGGTCTCAAAGCGTTCCACGATTCTATGGATTTTTTCGATGACGTGATGCAATACGCTGACGATCTGGCGTTGTTCCAACTCGAACAAACGGAGGAGGATTTAAAAAACTAAAGGAGCTCCTCACGTGGAAAGTACGATGGGGAGATCCAAAACATCGGAAGTCGCTCGAGAAGGCCGAAGCGCGCGGGATGGATGTCAAGGTACTTGACGATGAACCGTTGGTTTCAGAACGGAACGAAATTCTTCTTGAGTTGTTTCTCCTTCTCGACGAGGGGCGTTCTTACGGGATGGATGCTAACCCGATTAGCATTGAGGAGATCGTTGCCGGGTTAGACTTGTATCTTGTCGAAGACGTCGAAGATCGAATCAATTACGTTTTCATGATTCGTCACCTCGATAGTTTTTACAGGAAGTTGATGAGAGATGCCAACGATAAGGGTAGCAGTAGAAGCCCGACAAGCAAAGCGGGGGGCGGACCTGGCATCGACGTCAATCGACAAGATAACCCGAAGTTCCAAGAAGGGCGGGGCGGAAGTCAAAAGGCTTGACCGAAGTCTCGATAAGATGGGGAAGACGGGCATCGGTCTCGGTAGGATCTTCGGAGCGTTAGGTCTTTCGATATCCGGCGCGTTGGCAATCCGTAGTACAACCAGAGCGTTCGGTAACTTCGAGAACATAATGACACGGGTCGGCGCTGTTTCTGGGGCAACAAAAACGGAATTTGCAAGGTTGATTGAAATGGCGAAGGAGCTCGGAGCCAGCACGAGGTTCAGCGCCACCGAGGCCGGTGAAGGTCTCCTTTTCCTTGTTCGTGCGGGGCTCGACGTCAACAAAACTCTAACGGCGATGCCGCAGGTTTTGAAGTTCGCGGCGGCGTCCGGTTTAGAGTTAGGAGAGGCGGCTGACTTTGCGACGAACATCATGTCACAATTTAATCTCAAAGCAAAGGATATGGAGCGCGTTACCGATTCGTTGATTATCACGGCGAACCGGGCGAACACCGATGTAAGGCAGATGGCCGAGGCGATGAAGTTTGCGGGTACAACCGCGGGGGCGATAGGAATTCCAATTGAGGAAGTCGCGGCGGCGATCGGTGTGTTGGGTGATAGGGCCATACAATCCGGCATGGCCGGAACGAATCTACGTCAGATACTTGCGGCGATGTTAGACCCGTCGATAAAAGCAACAAAGGTCTTCAAAGATTTGGGAGCGAACTTAGATGAACTACGAGCGATCTTGAGAGAGGGGAACTTGATCGGGTTGTTCGAAGAGTTAAAGCGCAAGGGGTTTGATATCGAGGAGGCGTTCAAAGTTTTTGAAAGGCGAGGTGGACCCGCCGCAAAAATTCTGACTCAGGTAACCGAACGGATGCGGTTCGTCGTCGAGGAGCAAAAAAATCTTATCGGTGAAACTAAAAGGCTCTCGGACATCTTTGAGGACACGTTACAAGGAGCGTTCCGTCGTTTGAATTCGGCAGCCGAAGCGGTGCAGATCGCACTCGGGGAGGCGGGGCTTGCAAAATCAATTCGATCTCTGGTGGAAGCTACGGCAACGTTGCTACGCGAACTTGCCAAGAGTCCACGGTTGATTAGTTCAATGGTTACGGGGATCAAAGGTTTAGTGGTAGCAATAACCGGGTTGATAGCTCTCGGACTTGCAAAGTGGGCGATCGCCGGTGCTCTGGCTTTAATAAGGATGCAAAAGGCTGCTCTCGCGGCGACGGCAGCGCTTACAACACTAAAGGGGGCGGTGCTCGCGTTGACTACTGCAGTCGGCGGTTTCTTTCTTGGAAAAATTCTCGCGGAAGAGTTCGAGTTCATGGCTAATTTGTCCGTTAATCTTGTGAACACGTTACAGAAGGGTTGGGAACTTATCCGCGTTGGGTTTGCAATAGCAATGGCGCCTCTACAGGAGATCTTCAGCGACACCGTCGACGGTATGAAAAAGACGCTATTTGATTTCTTGACGAGCATCCCGAACGCGGTTTTAAGCCTTCTCCCAGGAACGCCGCAACACTTGCAAACGTTCTTGAAAAATCTGGCGGGTGAAAATGCTGCATCGGATCTTCGACGTAAACAGGGGGGTAGTCTTCTCAAACGGGTAAGCGATAGGATAGAAACAGAAGTGAAAGAGTCAGCGGCTCGACTCAAGTTACTTGAGCAAGTCCGACAGAACATGCTTAGTGATATCGAGAAAAAGTTCGCACCCCCCGACCCAATACCAACACCTCCTCCTGGGGGTGAAGAAACACGCCGGATAGATCAAGGGGATCCCTTCAAGCGCTTTGGTCTCTTGGCGAAAGAGTTCACAGGAAGAACGGAAGCCGCAGCGAAAACCCTTGAGGTTTTCAAACTTCAACGTCTTGAGCTCACGAGTCAAAACAGGGTTCTTGAAGCCATCGTATCAAAGGGAACGGTGGCTGGGGAAGTTGAACGGATCCGATTAGCTTTCCTCAAAGAGGGGAACGTGCTAAGTGAAAGTCAGCTTGCGGATTTGACGAAGTTGATCGAGAAGAACGTGGAGCTAAACGACGTTATCGACAAACGGGATGCGGCGCAGCGACGCGCGGAACAAACAGCACGGCAACTCGGCCAGGCGTTTGGCCGATCGTTGGAAGACGCCGTGTTCCAGGTTCGAAGTCTTACCGACGCGTTAGAAAGTCTCGGCAACGAAGTTCTCAGAATTGTGTTCCGGTTTGCGGTGTCCGGACCTCTCGAGCGCGGTATTACCGGACTGCTTACCCCGGCGGTGGTGAAACATGGTGGCGGCGTCGTCGGTGAAGGCGGCGGGTCGTTCAGATCCGTGCCGGCATCGGTGTTTGCCGGGGCCCCACGGCTACACTCGGGGCTTTTCGGGGACGAGTTCCCCGCAATACTTCAACGCGGCGAAACGGTTCTCACGGCCCGACAAACCGCTGCGATGGGTGGCGGTGCACAAGTCGAGGTGAACATCTTCAACAACACCGGTGAGGAGGTGCGCACCGAAGAAGAACAGGGGCCCGGTGGACTTGTTCGGTTGAACGTGATCATCGGGCAGATGGTAGCGAACGACATCCGGCGTGGTGGACCGGTTCAGAAGGCGCTAAGAGAGTCTGGGGTGTCCCCGCGTCCCGTTGGGAGGTAAGTACGATGCCAAGTTGGCCAGCGCCACCGTTTCCGCAAAGACCTGAAAGCGACGGGTACACGGAACAAACCCCGGAAGTGATTTTAAGATCACGGATGGACATCGGACCGTCGAAAGTCCGCAAGCGTTTTTCCGGTGGCGGACTTACCCGGTTTACTTTGAGCTACCAACTCGACGAAGCCCTGACGCAGATGACTGACTTTGATACGTTCTTCGTTACCACCGTCGATCTCGGATCGATCGTGTTCACCTTCCCTCACCCCAGGACAGGTGTAGTTATCAACGGTTTGTTTCTACGTGCGCCCAGGTACACGAACATCGGCGGGTTGATCTACCGGGCCGATTGTTTGATTGAGCAGAGACCATAGCCTAACTAATCATGAGCCGGGACCTTTCTTCCACCGCGGACGTCGCGATAAACGCGCAAGAAACCAGCGAGGTCTTTCTTGTGCTATTGGAGATCACGCACGCGGATCTGGTCGTGCCGATACGTCTCGTTAACAACGACGTAGATATCATTCACAATTCGGACACGTACCTCGCTTTTCCTTTTCGGATAAACCTCCCGGATCAAGCGGAGTCTTCTGCACCGCGAGCGGCGATAGAGATCGATAACGTCGATCGTACTATTGTTCAAGCGATATCCGGTTTGACAACGCCGGCGGATGTTTCTATCAAAGTTGTACTGGCTTCTTCGCCGGATACTATCGAAGTTGAATACGTGGATTTCAAGATGTCCGGGGTTTCGTACGATGCGTTAGTCGTACGCGCGGATCTTTCCCTCGAAGAATTCATGATCGAACCGTACCCCGGTGAAACCTTCGACCCAGGGAGGTTCCCATCGCTATTTTAGATGCAGCCATCATCTCAGCGGAATACGTTGGTACGCCTTTCAAGTGGAGAGGGCGCACACGACAGGGATGGGATTGTTGGGGGATGCTACGGCACATCTACGCGGAACAATTCGGGGTTGAACTTGAACCGTACGCCGTACGGTACGGCATCGAGGATACCCCGAAAATTTTCAACGCCGAGAAAGATGATTGGAAGGAGATAGAACCGGGCAAGGAACTACCCGGGGATGCGGTCGTCGTGAAACTTGCCGGGCGTGCGGTTCATATCGGGCTCGTACTTGAGACCGTGCGCGGGTTGATGCTTCATTGTGAACACGGAGTTGATACCGTTGTCGAGAATTATCGATCTACCCTTTGGAAAAGTCGAGTCGAAGGCTTTTATCGACACCGAGAACTTTTCACCGCAATTACCTGCGGCGCTGCCGGTTAAGGTTTCGGCTCTGACTCACCCGCTGAAAATAGATCAGCGCATCGACTACGCAACCCCTGCGGGGTTGTCGTTGGCGGAGATCATCGATCGCCTCGATTGCGATCCGACGCTAAAAGAGTACGCGATCGTTTACGTCAACGATAGGCTGGTCCCGAAGTCACAGTGGAACCGTTTCGTCCCCGCCCCGGGGGATGTTGTAACGATCAGAGTCGTGGCCGCGGGAGGGGGTGGTGGGAACGATCAAGCAAAGACAACGAGGATTATTCTATCCATCGTAGTTCTCGTTCTTGCTCTTGTTGCCGGGCCGATTGTCGGTGCGTTGATCAACACCGCGTTCACCGCTATCGCCTTGGATGCAGCCGTAACAATTGGAACGTCTCTTATCGCGGTTGGGGGTTTGTTAGCGGTGAACGCGCTCGTTCCCCCACCGCGTCCCTCCCTCGGTGATCTTGCGGATACGAGATCAACAAACAGTTTGAGTTTGATAACCGGTGCCCGCAACCGCGCAAACCCTTTCGGGGTGATCCCTCGTCCCCTGGGGAAGCATCGTATGGTACCTCCGTACGGCGCATTGCCCTATTCGGAGATCTCGCGCGACAGGTTCGGGGATCAAGCACAATTCATGCGGTTCCTTTTCATTTGGGGTTACGGACCACTCGACATCACGGATTTAAAAGTTGGTGAGACCCCGCTCGATCAATTTCAGGATGTAGAAATCCAAACCATAGAGGGCCGCGTTGGGGATCCCTTGCCGGATTTGTTCACCGATTCGGTTTTCGAAGAACAACTCGCGATCACGATTACGCAAGTGGGAAGCCCGTTCAAGAGAACAACGCAGACTGACGTTGAGGAGATCGTCGTTGACATCCTCTTCCCCCAGGGGCTCGTGCAATTCGGAAGCGACGGTGGGCGGAGCAATCGAACGGTTGAGATGGTTGTTCAATACAAAGACGTCGCGTTGCCAGATGTCGATGCAAATTGGAGCGTAAGCGATACTCTATCACAGACTTTCTCTGCGAGGGTATCCCCTAAATTCAAAGACGAGCCATTTCTTCGTCAAAAACGTTTTGGAGCCGCGGATCCTACTCAGAGATATGATTGGGTTGCCCTTGATAGATTTGATGGCACAATTAAAATTTTCCATGGTCCCGCGGTTCCGGTGGGAGGAACAATATCACTTGTGTTTCCCCGACGGATCGCAAGTTGGATCCCGCTCGCGCGGGTCTTCCGAGAGACCGATGACGACAACATAATCGATGCAGCGGATATTACAGACGTGCGCGCAAGCACGGAACCTTTCGGAGATTCAGATCCCGATACGCCGATCGGTGGGGAGTTCCTGGTTACAGCGCAAACCCCCACGGCGACAAAGTTCGTCGACGTTGCCGGTGGGGATCTGTTCTTCACGGTGCTCAAAACAAAAGCGAAGACACCATCAGCGATCATCCGGAGTATTCATTTCGAAGTTCCCAAACTACAGTACGACGTGCGCATCTCCCGGGTTACCGCAGACTCCTCAGGATCTAAAGTCTTCGACGAAGCGGTCTGGACGGTGCTCCGATCCATCAAGCATACCCCACCGGTTACGCTTACCGGGGTTGCGATGACGGCGATCCGCATCAAGGCAACGGATCAACTCCGCGGGGTTATAGATTCGTTTAACGGCGTGGTAACTTCGATTATAAAAGATTGGGATGGTGCAGCATGGGTTGAACGTGGAACGGAGAACCCTGCATCGATGTTCCGCGAGATATTAGAAGGTCCGGGGAATAAACGCCCCGTTGCGGAAGCAAGATTGGATTTAGTTCAACTCCAGACCTGGCATGACTTCTGCGATACTACCGGATTTTCATTCAACCAGATTGTTGACTTCCAGAGTACGGTGCGCGATATGCTTCAAGCTGTCGCATCGGCGGGTCGAGCGTCGCTTACTATTATCGATGGAAAGTGGTCTGTTGTTATCGACGATGCGCAAACGATCATCCGTCAACACCTCACCCCCAGGAACACGGCGGGTTTCGAAGGCGAGCAATTCTTCCCCGAACAACCGCACGCGTTCCGTGTTCGTTTTGCAAACGAAGACTCCGGGTATGAGATCGACGAGCGCATCGTTTACGACGATGGTTTCACCGCGGCAAACGCCACGAAGTTTGAGGTTCTTGAGTTCCCCGGGATCACGAACAAGGAGCAGGTATGGAAACTTGCGAGGTACTTCATTGCTGTGGGAAGACTTCGACGTCGACGGTTTACCGTCAACCTCGACGTAGAACATCTCGCGTGCACGCGTGGGGATCTTGTGAAGTTCGCTGGAGACGTTCCCCTTATCGGTCAAAAGCAAGGGCGTATTACCGTTGTCAACGTCGACGGTGGCGGCAACGCTACCGATGTCGATCTGGATGATCCGGTGTTGATGACGTTGGGTCTGACTTACGATCTCCGTTTTAGACGAACCGATGGTACAACGTTTCTGGCAGCGGTGGATACGAATCCGGGCGTACAAACTAACGTAGTTTTTACAACGATCATTCCGCCGGCAAGTATCCCGACGGTGGGTGATCTGTTCTTCTTCGGGCAAACCTCTCTCGAGTCGATCGATGCGATCGTGTTAAGCGTTGAACCTGGAGGGGACTTGACCGCAAGGCTGGTTCTCATAGATTATTCCCCTGCCGTGTTTACCGCAGACAGCGGAACAATCCCCGCGTTCAATTCGCAAATCACAATTCCACCCGGGGGCGAGAAGCCTTTCATCAAGGAGGTGCGGTCTGACGAGAATGTCTTGTTGCATTCCACCGACGGAACTTTTCAAAGTCGGATCCTTGTTACCCTTGCGGCGACGACTAACATCTCGGCGTTTGTTGATAAGGTGCAAGCGCAATTCCGCATCAAGGATACCGATGAGCCATTCGTCTTCGCGCCGGATATGCCCCGCGAAACAAAAGAGATTTCACTTATCCCGGTTGAAGACGGGATCACTTACGAGTTTCGGCTTCGCTATGAGTTTTTAGATAACCGCTTTGGCGAGTGGACTGTTCTCCAAGATCATACGGTTATAGGTAAGACGTCCCCGCCGTCAGATGTTACCGGGTTTATGGCTACGCTTAGAACAACCGGCGTAGAACTAACCTGGAACGAGATCCCGGATCTTGATCGTGACTCGTACGAAGTGCGCCTCGGTTCAACGTGGGCGGGTTCTTCGTTCGTCGCCAACGTTACCGCAACAACGTACCTCACGGAAGTTTTCACCGGTGCGCGTACATACCTGATCAAGGCCCTTGATTCGGCGAGACCAGTAAGAAACGAATCGGTAAACGCCGCATCGGTTACCGTTACCCCGGTCGTACCGAGTACCCCGGTTTTAAGCGTGACGTTTGACGGTGCGGCGTTTGTTTTGAGTTGGCCGACTGGGGCGGGTACGTTCCCGATCTCGCATTACGAGGTCCGCAAGGGCGGCGCGTCGTGGTCCGCCGCTACCGTTGTCGCGGAGCGGATTCTTACGACGTGGTTTCGGAGGGAGGTAACGTTCACCGGGGCGGAAACGTGGCGTGTTACCGCGTACGGTGTTGGTGGAGGTGTAAGCGGCAACGCCGAGATCTCCGTAAGTCCGGGAGTCCCATCGGTATCAACGCCAACGGCAACCGTGATCGATAATATCGTTCTCCTGGGTTGGACTGGAACAAAGGGTAGTCTCAACATCGCAAAATACGATGTTCGCAAGGGCGCCGTATTCTCTTCGGCTACCGTGCTGACGTTGATTGACTCTTTAGGCTTTCTCATTATGGAGACTGCGGCGGGGACGTTCACTTATTGGATACAACCGATCGACACCGCGGGAAACGTTGGTACTGAAAAAAGTATCACGGTAAAAGTCGATGCGCCTCCCGACTTCGTTTTTCATAAAGAGTTCGTGAGTGATTTCTCGAACAGAACTGTTCTCACGGATCTCTGGGTTACGGACCTGCACGATCCCAACGAAGACCCGCCGTCTTTGTCCGGCCCGTCGATCATCACGCGAACGTATCAACAGCACTTCGATGATAATACCTGGGCAAGCGTGCAAGCGGCGATCACCGATGGTTTCACCGTACAGGGTCAAGATGGCACGAACGATCTCAGCGGTTTGTACGAAGAAGAGTTTGATGTTGGGGTGGTGGTCCCCGATGCAAAAGTCATCGTTGAGTTCGTACAGAACGATTTACAGGGATCGGTAACGGTTACAACGATAATCTCGACAAAAGAAACCGTACCCGACCCCTGGACCGATCACCCGGCAGGGAAGGAAGCACTGGCGAGCAATTTTCGGTATATCAAGATTCAGTTCACCGTAGCTTCCGACACCGATACTAAGGACTATACGCAGTTGACTGGGTTAACCGTGACCGTTCGCGTGAAAGAGATCACCGATGAAGGGGTTGTGAACGTAACGGCGAATCCTACAACGGTAACCGTAAACAAAACGTTCGCGAACTTCACCGCAATAGAACTAACCCCCCAACACGCCTCCCTCCCCAGAATCGCGGTTTACGAAACGGTAAGTTCCTCTCAGTTTAGAGTACGGCTGTTTGACGATACGGGCGCGGCGCAAACTGGAAACGTGAGTTGGATAGTTAGAGGATTTTAAGATGGTTGTAAATTGGAATAACCCTGGACTATCCACCGCGTACGCGACCGCTCTCACGGAGAAGAAGGATCGCGACGTTGCCGTCGGCAAGATGGATTTTACCGGCGATACGGCGATCCCCACGGGGTTCATCCAATGGAACGCCGCTGGTGACAAGTGGGAGAAGTTCAACGGCACGATCTTTGTTGATCTGTCGACGAAGTACATCATCGACGTGGACCTCCTTGATGGTTTGCACTCAACGGCGTTTGCCCCCATCGCTCATGTTGGAGCGGGCAGTAGCGCGGAACATCCGGATGCAACAATATCGGTATCCGGGTTCTTATCCGCGGCAGACAAAACGACCATCGACGGACTCGGAACAATTTCGACAGAGGCGACGCCGCTCGGTATTACGGTGGGTGGTACGGGGGCGGCGGACGCACCAACGGCAAGAACGAATCTCGGTCTCGGTACCGCAGCGGTAAAAAACCACGGTGTTCTGAATGATCAACTCCCGTTGATGAACGCAACAGGTTACCCCGCAGCGGATGGTTCTTTGCTTACGGCGTTACCAACCGCGGCGGGTTTCGGTGATGCCGCAGTCGAGGCTGTCAAGGCCAGTGGCACGGACGCGTTGTTACGCGCGGACGGTTTGGGTGATTTGCTTACCGCTATCAACGGACGGTTTACTAAACTTAACGCTTTTGGAAACTCTTCCGGAACATTTACTTGGAATAGGGCAACCGGAACGACTCATATTCTTATGATGGTTAGTGGATCGGGTGGTGGTGGTGCCGGGAGTTCATCGGGGCAGGGTGGTGGTGGTGGTGGTGGTGCAGGTGCAGCGATAGGAAGTCTTGACGTAACTTCAATCTCGCAGCTTGAAATAGTCGTCGTCGATGGTGGTAATGGAGGTGGAATAAACTTGAATGGTTTCTCAGGGGGACAGGGGACGATCCAAGCCGTTGGAGGTGGAACCATATACTTATTTGGGAACGCCGGCTTATTGGGTGCCGCTCCTTCAACTACACAGCTTGGCGGATCGGGCGGTGCCGGCGGTGGTACGAATTCAAGTCTTGAACTTACTGGATCGTTTGGCGGTAACGGTTCCGGGGAAGGAGGCGGATCGGGAGGGCATGGCGGCGCGCTAAGTAGCGCCGGTCCATCTACGTTGTTTGGAACAACAGTAGGACATGCGGGCACTCGTGGTGGAGGCGGTTCCGGTGGAGGAGCTGGTAGTACGAACGGAAATGATGGTGGTAGGAGTTGGGCGCTCATCATCGAGTTCGGAACAGTAATTTAATATGGAGGCAACCGACGATGGCTGAGGTAATTCATCTAACCAAGCTCACGGGTGGACCGGCATCGAGGAGTTCCGATGATACTGAAGGGTTTACTGGAAACAAGTCTCTCATCTTTTCTGCTCTCGCTGGTAACGCCGCCGCCGCTGGAAACACGCCTTCTTTTGATACCGAGTTCTTGCCGAACGTTAGTTGGATCGCTGACGTGACCGCGCTCGCCGGGGGTGTTCCAGCACACGTTGTCACAGTCATCTGGGAGCACTCGTTCGATGGCACGACCTATTACGCTCTCGCCACCGAAGCGGATTTGACCGCTGTCGGGTTCAAGCAAAGACTCGTTCGTGAAAGCGTAATGCGATTCGTTCGAGTCCGGTGGACGATTGGCGCCGGCGATCAGACTTCCGGAACCATCGACGTTTACATTCAAGCGAAACCGTGATCGCACTGAAGATCCGATCGTTTCGGGTTGCTCATTCGAAGGAGATGACGTTGACGTATTCTTCGGGAGGTGATGTCAACGATAAGTTTCCGGATGCCGCTTCGCCTTCGATCGGGTCTTCGGTTCGTTCCGAACCGGTGAGGGTACCCCACACCCACGCCGTACGCACCGGGGGGGTACATCCTGGCGGGGGTGATGCCCCACGGGGACACGGACCCCCACCAACGCCCGCACGGAACCCCCCACCAACGCCCGCACGGAACCCCCCACCGACCCCCGTAGTGGGCCCGTAGCGGGTTTGGGACCCTTCCCCCCGGATCGTGGGGCCCCCGACCCGTAGAAACGCGTGACGAGGCCCCAGGGGCGGTTTTTTGGGCTTTCCAGAACCTTTGTTCTAAGTCGTGCTATAGTACGGACTTATCTATTTCCAGCCGTACTCGTCCCGCTGCGGTACCGGAAACGGACCCCTAAAACAAAAAAATAGGATCTATAACTCTAATCTAATTCACGACTTGAACGATGTCACATCTTTATTTTTGAAAAAGGGATTTTAGTTCTTGATTGAATCCACCCGATGGGTAGGATGTCGGTATGGTTACGGTACGAACAACACACGACGGAAACGGAAACCACGGAAAGGAAACCACGATGAGTAGTACCACGACGACGTTAACGACAAGGACGAAGCAGACGAAGAAGCTTCTCGCACGCGTTGAGAAGATGGTCGAGGAACTTGAAGGACATATCGATGAGATGACTGAGTTGCACGGCGTTGCTAACCAAGTGCAGATCGGGCGCCGTACCGCTTTCGCCGATGTCATCGAGATGCTTCAGAAGGAGATCGAGGGGATGGAAAGGAGCGACGGATGAAAACTACCGATACCGCCGAGAGCCAGTTCGAAGCGTTGCACACGGAAGCTTTCGAATTGACCGAGACAATTCAGCGGAAACTCTTCGACGCGTTTCCACACCCCGAGGCGGCGACCTGGACCGATGTTGCGACGGTGGCGGTGGTAAGGAACCGCATCAAGGCGATCGTGGCGTTTATGGACGGGAAGGATAGCTGAAAATGAACATCAACCGTACGTTCAAGACGACCGGCGAACTTTTGGAAACCATCGGGAAGCTTCCCAACGATAAGACGCGGGCGTCGACGGGGAACAGCGCCTCCCACGGATGGGATCTCGATTGCGGTTTCAAAAACGCGGTGAAGTACGCAAGCGAGGGATGGGCCGAGGGTCTTGAGGCGATCACGCGGGCGCGGAAGGCGTTGGGGGACATCGTCAAGCCGAAGTCAACACAACAGGATTTCATACTACGGGAAGACGGCGGATCGTTCATCGAGGTGGGCGCGTATTGTTCCGGTGAGCCGGAGTGCTTCGGGGACTTCACCTCGCCCGACCGCCAGACGAAGCCGATCCGAATCATCGTCAACATCTCGGCGAGCGCCTTTGTCAGCGCGGATAGCATACGCCGACGCGGTGCGGTCATCGTTGCGGCGATCGACGTGTTGGAGGAGCGGGGTTTCATGGTAGAGGTGTTGGTTTGCGAGGCGGTAACCCACGGCAAGGATCGCCGGTTCGGGTGGCGCGTGTTGGTCAAGGAAACAGGGCAGAACTTGGATCTTGATCGGTTGGCGTTCTGGCTCACCCACCCCGCGGCGTTGCGCCGACTTGGTTTCGCGGTGTGCGAGTTGGAAGACAAGCGGACGCGGGAGCAGTTCGGGTTCGTGATCTACGGCGGGTACGGTATCCCCGCCGAGGTTCAGCTCACCGACGACGACCTCGCCGGAGATCATATTTATTTCCCGTCTCGCGGCATCGGAAGCTATTCCAGCGATGACGAAGCGCTCCGGATCATCCGTAACCTGTTGATTGATAAGGGCTTCCTCCTTGAGGCGGACCTCGAAGAAAAAAGAATCTAAAAACCTCGAAAAAGGATTGGATCAAGGGGTTTGTTCGAGGTAGGATACGGTCGTGATGAGTAGCTTTTACCACCCAAACCAAGGAGCCGAGGCGATGAGAACTTACCGCATTGTGAAGTCCCCCGAGAGCGCGGTCGCCGTTGATGGTACCCCGATCGTAACGGGTACCGCGTGCTGGTACCGGAAGACCCGCGAGGTGGACGGCCCCATCGTCAGCGAGTTCATCCCCTACGTTGGATGGGAGGAGATCCCCGCCGGCTTCGACATCCACCTCGTCAAGGCGATGCTCCTTCAGACCAACGTGTTGTACTTGAAGGCGTGCGCCTTCCAGAACAAGAGCGAGGGGCAGAACACGTACGCGCGGATGGGTGAGCGCCACTACATCTACCACGCCCGCAAGCTGGACCTCGTCAAGTACCTCGTGGGTGAGGTGCCGTTTCTTCCCCGCCCGATTATCAAGAGCGGCGAGGGGCGTGGCCCCAGGGGTACGGGCGGCGACGATGGTAACACCGGACCCGCCCCCGTCGCAGTCACGACCCCCGACCCAGCGGTAACGCCGATCGTCACCGTGGACCTGTCGAAGTTGGAGAAGGATCTACGCGACAAGATCGCCGCGGAACTTGCCACAGCCCTGGGGGAAGATAAGATCACCGGGATCTTGCAGGAGATCGTTCGCAAGAACACGCCGACGACCGTTGAGATTGTCAAGCCGGACGGGTCCACGAAGATCATCGGTCTCCAGCACGAAACCTTCCCGAAGCTTCTCAAGTACGCCAGTACGGGGTGCAACGTGTACATGGTCGGGCCCGCGGGTTCCGGCAAGTCGCGCGCCGGGCTCGAAGTCGCGAAAGCTTTGGATCTTCCCTTCTACGCGGAGTCGGTCAGCCAACAGACCCCGGTGTCGAAGTTGATGGGCTACATGGATGCCAACGGCAACTACGTTTCGACAAGCTTCCGCCGTGCCGTCGAGAACGGTGGTGTTTTCCTCCTGGACGAGATTGACAACGGTAACGCCAACGTGATCGCAAGCTTGAACGCAACCGCGGCATGCGGTGCGGGCGAGTTGGTTTCCTTCCCCGACGGGATGGTCGTCAAGCACAAGGATTGTATTATCCTTGCCGCGGCGAACACCATCGGCCGGGGCGGGGATCGCGAGTACGTAGGGCGCAATCCCCTGGACGCCGCAAGCATCGACCGCTTCATTTTCCTTGAGTGGAATTACGACGAGAAGCTTGAGAACGCCCTTTGCGCCTTGCAGAAGATCGATAGCGCGTGGGTGACGTGGGTTCAGAAGATTCGCCGCGCCACCGGCGAGCTCGGCGTGCGGTTGGTCGTTTCCCCGCGTGCGGCGGTGAACGGTGGTAAGTTGATTCAGATCGGTGTCTCCTGGGAAGAGGCTGAGTACGCGGCCATCTTCAAGGGCATTGACACGGACCAGGTATTGAAAATCAAAACGCGCGCCAAAAACTACGCGTGAGAACTCATCGCGGGCGGGGGGCCCCTGGGGTCTGGTAAACCCCGGGGGTTACCCCGCCACTTAGACCGGACCGAAACCGAAACCAACAAACCAACGAACCGGAGACCGAGACATGGAAACCTGGACCACGATAAAGATCACTAACCGCGAGGGAGAGACGTTCACGAGTAGCCTGACCGATGACGACGCCGCGATGGTTTGCACCGGACTTGAGGAACCCTTCCCCCAGAAGCTTGCGACGTTGTACGGCAAGCACGGGCTCCGGAAGACCCCGCGCGGCAAGGGTCTCACGGATACGCAACGGTTCTGGATGCATAAGCTTTCCAACATGGCGGTAGAGTTCTCCGGCGCCGACGAACCCCTCCCTCTTCGTACACCAGGGGGATACGCGATCCCGACGAAGCCGGAGGCGCCAACGTTCCCCCGCATCGTTGAGTTACTTGTCGCGGCGAAGTCGAGCGGGTTGAAGTTCCCGAAGATCCGCATTGCGGTGCCCCGCCCGAAAGAGTTGGGGCCCGACCCCTTGAAGCTTCCCACGCCGCAAGTCGTTCTTTCGATCGGCGGACCCCGTTCGGCGTTCCCCGGGTCGATCAACGTTACCGACGGGAAGCCCTTCCGCCGCAACGCGTGGTACGGGCGGGTTCTTACCGACGGGACCTGGACCCCGAACCGGGCGAACGACCAGGGGGGCTTCACGGGCCGTTTAACGACGTTCGTGGTGGAGGAGGTACTTGGGGACCTGGACGCCGACCCGGCGGGCGTGGGCAAGCTACAGGGGGCCTTGACGGGGTCGTGCTGCTTTTGCGGTCGCGACCTGGAGACCCGCGAGTCGGTGGGCGCGGGGTACGGGCCCGTTTGTGCGAAACACTTCGGGCTCCCCTGGGGGAAGGCAACGGTACGGGCGTATGCGGAGATCAAGTCGGAAGTGGTAACCAAAACCACGGAGGAGGTGTGATGAACACCGACAAAACGAGATCAACCAAGGTGAACGTGGCCGAGATCAACGAAGTGTTTTTAGATGCGCCGATGTTCTCGGAGAACCGACGAGTACCGAGGTTTGCGATGGACTTCGGCGATGTCGAGACGGTGGGGTTGCACCTAAAGAGGCCGGCTTTGACGGCGCCGATGTCGTGGGGGGACCCGGGGTATTTCGGGATCTTCCTGGGGTTCAACGAGAAGCGTAGCGCGTGGGCAGTCGGCGTCAAGGATGTCAAGTCGTTTGATACGGTGTTGACCGGTGGTCTGTTGTATTCGTCGTTGGAAGAACTCAAGAAGGATTGGCAACTCGATTAAGGGGGGGGGTCGTGAAGAGAAGCACAAAACGCGCGTGGTCGACTTTCGGGGAGGCGGTCGTTTCGTTCTTGTTCTTTGTGTTCTTTGTGTTGATTGTTCTCGTTGGATTTGAATGCACAGGAGGTTAAGATGACCCGCCGGAAAAAGGAAACCGAACGACACGAGGCGAAGAAGACGGCGAAGAAAAAGAAAGTGGCGAAGACGACGACGGATGACAATGACAACGAACAACTCCGGGATCTCCGGTACGCGATGGGGGCACGGGCGGACTCGGCAGAGTCGTTGGGAAAGGTCGTGCACGGCGTCGGTCCGGGCGCGGAGATCCAGATCAAACAAGAGGTGGCGCAAGCCGGAGAGACCGGTGAGGATGAGGGCGTGCGCTATCGTGTGCTTGAGACCGTGAACTTTCTCGGCGTGGCCATCGGTGACGTCGTTGACATGGCTACGGTACACCGATGGTCGAAGAGCGGAATCAAAATCAGAATCAAATAATGAATAGAGAGGAGGGAACAACCGTATTCTTTACCATACCATACAGGTAAGGGTAACATTTAAGTTTACTTAAATAAGAATAAGATCAAGTCAGCCCCCTGGGGGTTATAGAAAGGGAAGAACGTAGGAGGTTCCCACAAAAAGTTTTTTCAAAAAGGAAATGGCGATATCGAGCGTGTTTTAGCACGTTTAAGAAACAACGCGGAATCATTTTAAAAAAAGTTCTGGAAGCGGTGCTCGCCGTTAGGTATGTACGGCGGCGCCAAAACACTAACCTCCAACAAAGGAGACGAGACGATGGCGAAGAAGACTGCCAAGAAGGCGAAGAAGAAGACGGCGAAGACAGAGACACCCGCGACGACACCCGCACCCACGGCGGCAGCGGACGGGGTAAAGGGAACGCGAAAGGGAACAACGGGAAACCTGAGTTCATACATCCGCGGGTTGATCCTCGCCAAGACGGACATCGAGACCGATGAGGTGAAGAAAAAGTGTTTGCGGAAGTTCGGGGAGACCGTGTCGATCCGCGATTGTATGGGAACACAACTTTATAACCAACGCCTCCGGTTGATCCGCACCGGCGAGGTTGACGGCAAGGAGTGGTTTACCCGTGCGGAGATCTCCCGGGTGAAGGCCGGCAACGGTATCAGCGGGCGCCACCACGCACCAAAAGAAGACGCGCCGCCCATCGCCGATGACGAGAAGACGGCAACCAAGCACGGACGCGGCGAGCGTGGTGGAGGTGGAGGTGGAGGTGGAGGTGGTAGTGGGAAAAAGAAGACCGCGAAGAAAAAGAAGAAGGCGAAGAAGACAGCAGCAGATCCGATGACCGAATCGCCCACCGAAGCGAAGAGGGAGGCGAAGAAGGCGAAGATGAAAACAGCGAAGAAGGAGAAGACAGCCGCCGCGATCCCCGCTGCGGAATAGGTTTCCTCTTCACTTCCGGATGGGGGGATACCCCCAGCCCCATCTACACCGGGCCGGATGGGTGCAGAGACACGGTCGCGAGCGCGCGCGTGATCGAGGCCCGGAATTCTTTTCTCTCGTCGTTGGGAACCTGAAACGAGAGTAGATCGGGAATGGAAAAGAGACGACGGTATTACCAACACCAGAGCGACGCGGACCGATACGCGGTGCGTTGCCAACACCCGGCGCTGATCAAAGAAATGCGCCTCGGTAAGTGTCTCCCGGTGATCCGTCGGTGTCGAAGGTACATCCCCCTGGGTCGAAAACTCCGCGTGTTAGTTGCCGCGCCATCTTCGGCGTTGGGTTCGTGGGAAGACGAACTCACGCTCGAAGGGTTGCAAGGGGAGGTGCAATACCTCACTGGTGAAGGCGGACGTAAGGCAAGGCTTCGACGTCTCGAAGCGGGGAAGTCGTGGAACCTGATGAACAAAGAGGGTTATATTGCCATGCCGGAGATCGCCGCGGAAGCGTGGGATGCCGTGGTCATCGACGAGAGCACTTTCTTGAGAAACCCACGAACGAAGATCACCAGGTTCTATCTCAAGAACTTTCGCAACGTACCCCATCGATGGTTGCTTACGGGTACGCCGAACCCGGAAGATGAGTTGGATTGGGTGACGCAACTACTCTGGCTTGACGGGATCGCGCTCGGGTACCGAAACTTTTGGGCGTATCGATCGGCGTTGTACGACCCGCCGCAGTGGGGTTACAAGTGGACGCCGCAAGCGGGAACACCAACGAAACTCAAAAGGTTCTTGTCGCATCGGGTCTTCGTACGACGACGCATCGATGTTGATATGGAAGTACCGACAACGTTCGTGCGGCGGTTGGTGGACCTTCCCCCAGGATTCCGCAAGGCGTACCGAACGCTTGAAGAAGAATTGATCCTTGAGTACAACGGTCAAGAGATCGAGCGAACGAACTATGAGCCGGTGAAGTACAAACTTTTGAGACAGCTCTGCGGCGGGTTCTTGAACAAGGATCTCGCGTGGCGTGGGAAGATCAACGCGTTGCGAGAACTTCTCACCGGTGACCTCGCGCTCGATCCCGTCGTTGTATGGTTCACGTTCAACCAGGAGATCGATGCGGTATACGCGGACCTCTACAAAGTGATGGGGGATAAGGTCGATTTTATCAACGGGACCGTACCACAGAAGGAACGCCGCGAACGTGTGCGTGAATTCCACCGCGGACTCTTGCGGGTTCTTCTCGTGCAGATTTCGGTAGCCGAGTACGGGATGAATCTATCGGTCGCGGATACGGCGATCTTTTATTCACTTCCGCGCGGTACGCTTGCCTGGACGCAAACAGTAGATCGGATCCTTAAACTTGGAAAGAAGGGGCTGCTGATCATCCCGCTGTTGGTGCGTGACACGTTGGAAGAAGAAATTTTCGAGGCGTTGCAACATCAGAAGTCGACGAGTAGTTGGTTTGTCGGTCGCGTACTACGTCTCCGAGAAAAGCGTTTGGAGAAACTAAAATTATCATGTTCGTCGACTCCTCGCGGCGAGCGATTAAACGCACCAACACACGGTGTGTATCCTTAGAGGGGATGGGTGCGTCGCCGAGACCCGCGGGGGTCTTTCAAACACGGAGAACGGAAAGGATCGACGATGTCTCAAAGGGTAGTCAAGATGATAAAGCGTGCGGCGCGGACGGCACACCCGGAGAATCAACGTAGCATCTACCGGGATCTCTTGAAGCAGTGGCGCGCGAGTCCGTGGAAGTTGAGACGGTTCAACGCGCTACGCTTGATGGCGATGGGGAGGAAGTCGTGACACGGTGGATAGATAAATTGGAGGCGTACGGTATGATGATTCCCCCGAAACGGAAGGCGCTCGCGGACAAGGGTCTCTGGTGCTACAAGTGCAAAATCATTTTCAGCAAGGAACGCGGCACGTGTCCGGTGTGCAAAGCGATCGAGTGGAAGGACGGTCTGTCGATCAAGTACATCGAAACGAACAATGTGTGCGCGGTAGATATGGCCGTGCCGGATCAACCCTTGGATCTGGGCGATGGGAGATTCCTAACCTTCGAAAAATGGAGCGTGATTTTGCACGCGGGCGAGCCGGTGCGAGTAGAGTTCGTAGGCATGATTGGCCGCGAGGACAAGGGCAAAGACGAAGACGAAGACGAAAACGGTAAGTACGATGCCCCGCCGGAACGGTCCGAAGCTTTCGAGTCCGGGGATGCCTGTGAATAATTTCAGCACGATGTTCAAATCCAAAGAGGCGCAGGTCTGGCAGCGCGTGTTGTGCGTTGATCCCGGGGTCGGTGGTACCGGGCTGGCGTTTTGGCCAAAGCTATTCCGGTGGAAACCCAAAATGTACGAAAGAGAAGTTGTTCACCCGCAACCCCCGGAGTATACCGGCGTAGTAAAGCCACCGAGGGCGGGTACGGATCAAACGTGGATGAGTCGGGCTACCGATTCCGTTCTTGCTTTCGGTTCTACTATCAAACTTTTAGATCCGTGTTATGTCATCATAGAGTTTGTGGAGTTGTGGGATGGATCGGAGAAGTCGCAAGCGGCGGCGAAAACCGGTTCGTCGTTCAAGCTTGCGTGCCTTATCGGGATGATGATCTGGGAAGTGAGAACTCAACTCAATGTTTCCCCGGTGTTGGTGAAGCCGCAAGAGTGGAAGGGGCAACTCAAGAAACCCATCGTGCACAAACGGATCTTCAGAGCGTTGGGGGAAAAGTACCCGGAACACACGGCCGACGCCGTCGGTATTGGTTTGGCAATACAAAAGGTTTTGTGATGTCGAAGTTTGCCGAATTGAAAAACTTGGAGGTGTCGTGGAGTACGTGTACACGATGCCCCCTTTCCGAGACCCGACGGCGCGTTGTCTTCGGTCGCGGTGGCGTGCGGCATTGTCATATCCTTTTCATCGGCGAGGGACCTGGCAAGTCGGAAGACCTCCGGGGTCGCCCGTTCTGCGGGCCGTCGGGGAAACTATTCGACTACGCCATGAAAGTCGCGGCGGAACGATGCGATTTCCGAATTCCGATTCACTACGTTATCAACATCGTAGGATGCCGACCGACGGATGAAAAGTACGGACCGAACCGGAAGCCGAACAGCGATGAGATCCTTGCGTGCACAGATCGGGTTGTGCACACAGAACGAATTTTGAAACCCGCGATCGTCGTCTTCCTGGGACGAACGGCGGAGACGGCGTTGCGGCGGGTCTTCCCCCAGGGGATCGCACTACGCCACCCGGCGTATGTTTTACGTGTCGGCGGTCGTGAGAGCGGCGAGTTCAGAATTTTGGTAAGGGGTTTGATGGATGTTTTTAGAAAGGAGGCGTGATGTTAAACAGCGGTATGGATGAGAGCCGATCACTACACGCGGTCAAGGCGTGCGGGCGTGCGATTCATTTTGAGTGTGAGGATAGCCCGAAGTCTGCTTTGCTTGAATGGCGCATCGCGATGGAGTACGCGCAAACGAAGCGCGCGCGAAAGTTCTATCAACACCGACACGAAACTCTCGTGGCGGAACGGAGTGGATGGGGGATGCTATGAACGATGATTTCTCCCGGATGAACCCAGATGACATCCCGGATGTCGCATGTACGAGGTGCGGTACCGTTGCACCGTCGCACCAGTCTCCCAACGATATTTTAGGGGTCGAGCCGTGGTGCTTGTCGTGTGTAAATTCGTGGCTCGACCGCGAGACCGCGAGTGTAATTCTGGAGCAAGGAGGGGGGGACGATCATCCGGAACTCCGGAGAATTCTACGGAACGAGATGGAAAGGATAACGGTACGAGTTAAAAGGATTGCATCCGACCGCGACCGTTACAAACGACAACTCGACAAGTTGATCCGGGTTTGTAAGATTGCTAAAGGGATCTGGGTCCTTCTTGATAAGACCGTTGTGGACATCGAAGAGGAAAATTCTTGATGCATTACCACGGTGGCAAATCACGGCTGGCAAAACGGTTTTGCAGTTTCCTCACGGAGTCGTTGATGGATACGCGTGGGAAGTTTTGCGAGCCGTTCGTTGGTGCGTTCAACATCATGCCGGTGATCTCCAGGCACGTGAAGCATGCATCGTGTTCGGATATCCACGCCGGTCTGATCTGTTTGTTGAACGCGGTTCAGGATGGGTGGGTTGGTCCGGAAGACATCCCGGAGGCCGAGTACTTCCGAATCAAAAAGCTGAATGACTTTACCGATCCGCTCACATCGTTTGCATCGTTCGGTACTTCCTTTGGTGGTAAAGAGTGGGGGGCTTACGCGAGATACTTCGGGCAGAATTTCGCGCGTAGTGCAAGATCTGGTCTCGGGAAAAAGGTGGGGTATATGGACGATGTGATCTTCCACTGTTGCGCGTTCGAAGATGTGTACGAGACCGGGTCCACAGTGTATTGTGATCCGCCGTACCGTGGAACCGGGCAGTACCGTGCAAACCTCGGTGAAGCTTTTGACTTTGATAAGTTTGATGCGTGGTGCCTTGAAACCGCACAGCATGGCAACCGCGTTTTCATTTCAGAGCTCAGTCCGGCGCTACCGTGGAAGAAAGTATGGACCGGAACGCGGAAGATGATGATGAACAAAGCCCAGGGGAAGTTCAAGAAGAGGTACGACGTTACCGAGTACCTTTACGAAGTGGTAGTTTGATTATGGCCAGGAAAGTAAAGGCGAAGACGTGGAAAGAAAGGCGCAAGTCGTTTCTGCTCGAGTTGGTTCTCGTGTGCCGGCGCCACGGCCTATCGATCGATCACTATTGCGGTGAAGCCCTAACGATTGAAACTTGGAACGACGACTCGGAGGGGACACTACTGAACGCGTATGACGCCGATGAATCCGTGGGGGTCCACGAGTGGATGCTTGGTCAAAGAAGTATCATAACTTGTAAGAATTGCAGAATGAGTTGGTATCCTGATTGGATCAAGGATAAGAAGATGTGCACGTCACCGCCACCGTTGCCGGAGGTGTCATGATGAAAACCATCGAGCTACTACAAGCGGCGGACGCGGGGTTCTGGAAACCGTCGGAAGGTTTCACGCAGTCGTTGATCAAAGATTTCTTAGCGTGCCGGTACCGGTTCCTTTTGAAGTGTAACGGGATTTCGAGCCGAAGCGAAAAGCGATCCTTGCGTTTCGGGTCTCTGATGCATACGTGTCTCGAAGCGCGGAATAAAATCATCGTTCGGAAAGGAGGCAAGGTAACCATCGCGGTGTTGGATAAGGCGACGAAACGTGTTCTTGATTCGATCGTTGACGGTCTCGTTGACGCCTCGTCTTCCCCCCAGGAAGCGGACCGGATCTTGGAAGAGGGCGCGTGGGCTACGGCGCTGTTGCGTGGGTACCTTGCCGAGTGGCACGAGACCGATACCTCGCGCGAGTGGGTTTCGGTTGAGCGGAACTTCGATGTCTGGTGGTTAGCTTCGGAAGAGCCCGACGCGTACCGATTGCGGGGGAAGCGTGATGGGTTGTTCCGGGGGGGTGGAAGACGCCCGCGTCTCTGGCTACACGAAACGAAAACGTCTTCGCGCATCGTCGAAGAACAACTCACGGAACGGCTGGCGTTTGACTTTCAAAGCTTGTTCTATTTACTTGCGTGCGAGATAGAGTTTGCCCCGGCGAAGATCGGCGGGGTGCAGTTCGATTACATCCGGACGCCAAGTCTTCGCCAAAAGAAAAAGGAGAGCCGTCCGGAGTTTGTGGATCGTGTTGTTTCGGATATCGAGTTGAATCCGGATCACTACTTCAAGCGGTGGGAAGCAACGTTTCCGAAAGAGATGAAGGTGCGTTTTCTCATTGATCTCAAGTGCAAGCTTGAAGAGATGATTCTCTGGTATCAAGGTACCTTGCCAACGTACCGTAGCGAGGGATCGTGTTTCGGCGCGTACCAGTGTGCGTTCACCGGTCATTGTGCGTCGGATGATTTCGTGGGGTATGAACAAGGTCGCGGGGTGTTCCCGGAGTTGGATGAAAATTACCCGATAGTTGAGGAGGTGATTGAAGATGCCTGTGGTACGCGTCAAGCCAAAAAGAAAGGTAGCAAAAAAAGCCGGGCGAAGAAAGCGCGCTCCGGCCGTAGTGATGCCGGGGCTTCCCGATGAGAAGAAGATCCCGAACACAGACCCGGCAAGGCTTACGGGGTTGCTATATGGTCTCCCGAAGATCGGTAAGACATCCTGGTTTGCTACGTTCCCCGATACGTTGTTCCTTACGACGGAGCCTGGGACGAAGGGACAAGAGATTTTTGAGTACAACTCCGATGATGGCGGTTGCAAGAATTGGGATCTCGTTCGGGCTGCTGTGGATCTCTTGGAGAAAACGGATCGCTTTTCAACGGTGGTTATGGATACCGGTGACGAGGGGTATACGATCTGCTTCGACTGGACGTGTAAGCGGGAAGGGATTTCGCATCCGTCTGATGCCGATTACGGGAAGGGTTGGGGGGCGATTGCTACGGAGTTCCGTGACATCGTTAACCGCATCGTACGGACCGGTCGCGGAGTTTGGTTTACTTCGCACGTGAAAGAGACCGAGCATAAGCCGCGTGGCGGAACTCCGTTTACTAAAATCACGCCGACGCTCGGGACGCAAGCATGGAAAGTAATAGTGCCCCTGTGTGATCTCGTGATTTATTGTGAATATATGACGGTTCCCGCAACGCGACAGACCCAACGTGTGATGATCACCACAGGCGATGAGATGGTTTTGGCCGGCGGGCGTCGTTTGTGCCGGGGGACGGAGAAGATCGTTCTGCCGCGGTTCCTACCATTGCAGGACGAGGGCGGGTACGATACCTTTCTTGCGGCGTGTCATGGGGAAGACGTCGGTCTCGATCCGGAAACGTTGGTTGCCCCACGGACGGCGAGCGAAGATCTGAAAGGGTTCCTTAAAAGCGTAATCAAGAAAGGACAGAGAGAGGCGCAACAGAGAGAGGCGAAAAAGAAAAAGAAGAAGAAGAGACGGCGTACGGCATAGCGGCGCAGAGGTTTGGATTTGTTGTTCGTTTACTCTTTTACTACTACGGAGGATTTCATGGGTTCGTTCAAGGCGTTTGCCAAAAAGGCGGTGAAGAGCGGCGAGGTGAATTGGGAACGGGAGAAGGAGATGGCCGCGGGGTTCCCCGAGGGTCAGTTCGAGTTCCAACTCCAAGAGGCTATCGTAGTAGAAAGTTCCACCGGCAATTGGATGATCCGACGGCAACACTATTGCCTCAAGGGTGAGTACGCCGGCGAGATCGCGCGGGACACTATGAATCTCAACGAAATGGGACGGGGTTTCGCGATGCAGTGGTTGGAGCGGATGGGTGTTGAGGTGCCGGATGCGTTCGAGGGCATGGAGGAGGCGGTCGCAGAGGTTGCCGAGAACGCGCCGATCTATGTGGCAACGGTCAAACAGAACGACGGGTTTACCAACGTGCGGGTCGGTCGTTTGTTGGAAGCGTCGGCGGAGAAAGCCGAGGGGATGAAAGACGACGACGACGACACCACCAGCGATGACAAGCCCGAGTCCGGCGATGGTAGTGGTGGCGAAGAGGTCGACGTCGATAAGGGTACGCGCGTATCCGTCAAGATCGACGGCGAAGAGTACGATGGCGTTGTTGACGAAGCCAGAGACGAAGATGCCGATGTTATCTTCGACGATGGGGACTCGGGGACTTATCCTTACGATGAGATCACCGTGCTCGACGAACAACCGGAACCGGAACCGGAGCCGGACCCCCCGAAGAAGACGAGTAAGAAAAAGGGGGGGAAGAAGGGCGGTAAGGGTAAGGGCAAGGGTAAGACGACGTCGAAGGATGATGGTGGACCGGCAACGGTGGGCGACGACCCCAACGCCGAGCTGGTGGACTTCGTTGAGTTTTGTCAAGCGCATGACATCGAAGTCAGCGACGACGACGATGAAGAGGCGTTGTGCGAACGGATCACAGAGTACGAGTGGGAAGGCGATAGCCTGACCGAAGAAGAGAAGAACCTTCTCGAGGCGATCAGCGCGACGATCTCCTAACCGCCCGCTAAGAACTTTTCCGTTCTCGCCCGGTCCCCCTTGCCCAACGGGGGGGCCGGGTCTTTTGTACTAAATTTTCCGTAAGTCAAGGCCCTTGGAAACCGCCCAGGGGGCCCTATACGACGTTTCCCTGATATTCGGGTTCCAAACTACCCGTAAGGGGTCGGGAACGGCGCTACGGGGCGTCAGGGTGGGGGAATGCGATTATGTGGCCGACTTTCCTTTATGGGTTTGTTGTGGGGCTGGTCGTCGGGTGTTCTGTGGGGGTTGTGTTGTCGGGGATGTTGATCGCGGGTGCACGGCAAGAACGGGAAGACGACGAAGACGACGACCGCGAAGATCCTTTTGATGTCGGTGTAACGTGGGATTGGCAAAAGGAAGATTGCCCGGGGTCCCCCACAAACGGGAAGCATAAGGCGCCGAGTCTTCATTCTATAGCACGGGGGGAAACCGGTTGTATCTGGTGCGGGAAGGATCTCGAAAAAGATGTTTGAACGCGGCGGGGGGGACATCGATCTCGCGCAAGCGTATGACGTGGAGACCACGGGGCTCTCACCGTACGCCGGAGATGAGATGTTCGCGTTCAGTCAAACCGATATCTTCGAAGACAAAACTTCGGTGTACCGTCTCGACGGGTCGAGGTTGCGGAAGTCGCAAGGCAAGCGCGCGCTCGATAAGTTTTGGGATCCCAACATCACACCGTTGGATCTTCGTCCCAGGTTTATCCATAATGCCAAGTTTGATTTAACCTTCACCGAAAAGGAACTCGGTCGGCGCCTCGACGCTTACAAGGGGTCGGTGCACTGCACGCATAAGATGTCTCACATCTTGCAGAACTCTCACCCGGGGCACGGTCTCGATATGCTTGCGTGGGAACTCTTCGAGTACCCAAAAGCGGACGCAACGATCCGGCGGATGGCAAAGCACGTCGGCGGTTATCATCACGTCCCCGAAAAGTTGATGCGTGATTACCAGATCAAGGATACCGAACGCGGGATGCTTCTCGGTTTGTTCTTCTGGCCGAAGATTCAAGCGAAGAAGAAATTGCTTGAGTGTTACGAAACCGAGATGGAATTGATCTGGACGACGATGCGGATGGAAGCCCGCGGCGTGATGTTGCATCGGGACCGCGCCGCGAAGATGGTAGAAGACCTCCATCAAGACTTGTTCAACGTGCGACAACAGCTCTACATGGAGGTGGGGCGTCGGTTCAACCCGAACAGCGATGACCAGATCCGCCGGATACTTTTTCGCGAGATCGGTTTGCCGATAAACCCGGCGCACCGTACCCCTGGGGGAAAACCTGGTACGGGTAAAGATGCCTTGAGGGAACTTCGGGAAACGAACCCGCATCTTATCCTTGATCTGATTTTAAAACATCGATCGTATACAAAGGGTTCCAAGCTAATCCAAGATTATCTTGAGTTGGCGGGCGCGGACGGGGTAATTCATCCGGAGATCAATACGTGCGCGGCGGTGACGTCCCGCGAGTCATGCTCGAATCCTAATCTACAGAACGTTCAAGTCGGCGGTGTGCTTCTGAATCCGTTTCCGGTTCTTGCACGGCACGCGTTCCGCCCGCGCCCAGGGTACGTGAACTTGCATATTGATTACTCCGGGATCGAGATGCGGTTGCTGATTCACTACGCCCGCGAGCCGAAGATGATCGATTGCATCTTGCGGGGGGATGGTGATGTTCACGCGATGGCCGCGGAGATTTTCTTCGGCCGTGAGTTCACCCGGCATCGGCATGGTAACAAGAGATGGAAGACGCTACGTAACGCGGCGAAGAACGGTAACTTTGCGATCCCGTACGGCGCAAGCGGGTTGAAAGTCGGCAAGGTGTTAGGCTTCCCCCAGGATGGTCGTGAGGGTTTCACCGCGCTGGCGCGGTACCGTGCGGCGTTCGGGCCGTTGGCGTTTCTTACGCAACTGGTTTCACAAGATGTTCTCGAGCACGGTTTTGTTGAGACCGTCTTCGGGAGAATTCTTCACGTTCCGAAGAACAAAGCGTACATCGGCACAAACTATCTGATCCAAGGTACGGCGGCGGGCGTGTTGAAGCGGGCGCAGAACCGGGTGCACGCGTACAACGAAACGCAAACGAGCGGCGAGGTGCGGTTGCTATTACCGATTCATGATGAACTGGTTATTGAGTACCCGCGCTCTCGTCTGGGTGAATTGCCGGGGTACTTGCGTGATGTTCGGAAGCTAATGATCGACTTCCCGTACTTCAACGTGCCGTTGGAGGTGTCCGCCGAAATCGTAACATCATCTTGGGAACGGAAACACCCGTTGGAGATCGCGGCATGAGTAGAACAACGAAGAAGATCGCGCGGACAGAGATCATTGAGGAGATATGTCAACGCGTGGGGATTACGCGGGTTCGTCGGGGGATGCGTGCACCGCAATACCTTACACGCGACGAGCTAATCAGAATTAAAACGTATCTCGATGTCTATCATCAACGTATGCAGAGAATGGAAACCACACTGAACGAAAACATCTTGGCTCTGGCCGCTGCGCTTGCCAACGCGAAGAAAGAGGAGGTTACCAGTGGCGCTGAAAAGGAGTGATCGCGATCCGTTAGTTGGATTTAAACAACATGGGGTAAACTTGAACGCGCGCTCCGGGGACGATCAACGCGTTGCAAATTGCCCATTCTGCGGTGGCGCGGGAAAATTTTACGTGCACAAGATCCGTGGAACGTGGGATTGTAAGAGTTGCGGTCGTTCGGGGAACCCCTTGACGTTCATCTCGCAATGGGGGGAGGAGACGGCCAGGATATTATCCGAGAATTTGGGGCTTGCAACGAAACTCGCGAAGAAGCGGGGGCTCGGAGTCAAGACGTTGCGGGCGTGGGGCGTTGGGTGGAACGGTAGGGAGTACACCATACCGGTGCGGTTGGGTGACAAGCTATATGACTTGCGGCGATACGGCGGTAAGAAAGATTATGCGACGAGTGGGTCGAAGCTTTCGCCGGGTGGAATGCTCGACGACCGGTCGGATGCAGTATGGCTGCTCGAGGGCGTCTGGGATGCGATGGCGTTGTGGGAGTGCTTGCACAAAAAGAAACTACGCGGGTCGGTGATCTGGATGCCGGGGGCTAACGTCTTCCCGAAAGGCGCACACGACCTCTTCGAGAACAAGGTTGTCTACTGCGCGTACGACAACGACGATGCGGGCCGGCGCGGAACGTTGCGCGTACGGGATAACCTATCGGGGATCGCTCGCGGTGTGCAATACGTACACTGGCCAGAGAAGCTACCCGACGGGTACGACGTGCGGGACCTGTACCGCGACAAGAAATCTCTCGCGGTGCAACTCCTCACCGAGATGCTTCATGACGTTCCCCCAGGAGACCTCACGCCGTTACCAGGTAAAGGGGGTAAGGGGGGTAAGGGAGGTGGTGGAGGTGGTGGTAAACTCGATGGCAAAGGGGTATTACCGGCGAAAGTTACGGCTGCTTATCGAAAATGGTTGTACTTACCGGATGCGGATGTGCTCTCAATAATGTTCGGGGCGGTGCTCGCGAATAGGATGGAGGGGGATCCGATCTGGTTGTTTCTTGTAGCGCCGCCGGGCGGAAGCAAAACAGAGCTGTTGATGTCTCTTACCGACGCGCCGTTGATACACACTCTTTCCGCGGTAACCCCGCACGCGTTGATAAGTGGAGCGACGACAATGGGTTCTGGGGATCCATCGTTGATCCCGAAGTTGAACGGCAAGGTTTTAATCATCAAAGACTTCACCGCGGTTCTGTCGTTGCAAGCCCCGGCACGTGATGAAATCTTTGGTATTCTTCGGGACGCGTATGACGGCCGGTGTGCAAAGACTTTCGGCAACGGTATCACGCGATCGTATGAGAGCACGTTCGGCATTATCAGCGGCGTTACCGGCATCATCGAGATGCATGGTGCGTCCTCGACTTCCCTGGGGGAAAGGTTCTTGCGTTATCGTGTGCATACGCTATCGGGGAGTTCTATCGCGGCGGGGGATAGGATTATCGATGCGGCGTTGAGTAACATCAACAAAGAAACGACGATGCGAGAAGAACTTCGAGAGATCGCCGCGGAAGCGTTGAACTGGCAGCCTGACTTGAAAAAGATTCCCCGGTTGAACCGGGCCGTTCTCGAAAAGATCCGCAAGCTTGCGCAGTGGGTTGCGGCGTTACGTGGGGTTGTTCATCGCGAACGGTACACACGTGAAGTCGAGATCCGCCCGCAGGCGGAGGTAGGAACGCGCATCGCTAAACAACTCGGCCGTCTGGCTATCGGCGTGGCGATGTACCATCGCTTAGGAGAGGTCGACGACGTATCGGATCCCTATCAAATTATTACCAAAGTCGCGCGCTCGACGGTGCCGGATAGGGTGGAAGACGTGGTGAGATGTTTGTACCTCGGTGGGGATCTTGAAGGGGTGCATACTTTTTTTGACGTCAGCGAGATTGCTACCAAGTCAAGGTACCCCCCGTCAACGGTCTCATCGGTGCTCCAGGATTTAGAGTTGCTACGGGTTACGCAGAAAGATGGTAAGGGGATTACCCGTGGCGGTTGGCGGTTGACAAACGCGATGCGGAGGTTGATGCGTCCGTTACGATTGTACACTAATGAGAAGCGTTGGATTAAAGGGAAAGAACGGGAAAGGATCAAGCGTGATAGATATCGGCAAAGTACCCGAGTCGGTGACCGACGGCGAGATACGCCGAAGACTTCAAGACGTGGACGAGGACGATGAGGTGACCGTGTCAACGTGGGAGGCGGGTTTCATCGAAGGCGTTGTTTACAAGAATAGTGCGTGGTCCCTCACCGATCAGCAACGGAAGATCGCGATGCAAATCTTGGAGAAGTATTCATGATAAGGTTGTATCCAGAACGCGTGGCGATTGACGTCCTACACGTAGAGTTTAACGTTGGGGTTTCTACTGAACCAGGGGATGGGAGTCATCACTTCAGACTTGGTAAGCTTGATGTAGAAATTGAGATTATTAGTCTTGACCGTCTCGATCTTGAGGAAACGTACGAGATCAAAATCCTTGGTGAGAGGTGGAGTGAAATACAACTCATGAAAGAGGAGTTTAATGGGAAGATATACGGGTACTTTGCGAAAGTGTTTGGGGTGTTCCCGTGAGCCCGAAAGACAAAGACGGCAAGAAGCGGATCCGGTTCACGTTCACGCCGGATGGTGTTGCGGGGTTGTTTCTCGCGTCGTTGCCCCCAGGAGGCGGTGGACGTGCGGAACAACTAACGCTCGGGCAGATCATCGAAGACGCGTACAACCAGGGGATCTACGTTGGTCTGGAAAGGGGGGAGCAAGTTTTCAAGGCGTTGCATGAGACAGGGGAAGTGTTGGGACCGGCGGGGTTTTGCAAGCGTGAGGAGTCAGGATCTTGGGACTCCGCTCTTGATGTGGAGGTGGACGAGGGAGAAGCGGTAGCGGTGAATTGTAATTGTTTCTGTTGTCAAGTGGAACACGCAGCGGAGGAGGTGGCATATGCCGCAGAAGAAGCTAAAAAAGAAAGGGACGAAGAAACCGGGTCTGGACCGGAAGACGGAAGGGCCCTCCGGGGTCCCCCCACGGGGCCCACCACGGGGGGCAAGGAAGGCGAAGGGGCGTAAGATACGGCGGAATGGCCCTAACGGGCGTATGAAGACGGGAACGCCTTCCTGGCGGAAATTGCCGGCGTACAGGCGACGCGTGCGCGTGGGCTACGAGGAGGTTTTGTTGACGGTGTTGACGCCGTGGGGAGACAACCCGCGGTTCAACGCCGACGCCGTGCCGATGCTCGCGGATCTGATCCGGAAACATGGGTTTGCGGGTGTCATCGTCGCGACCCCCGACGGCGTGATCCGTGCGGGGCATACCCGCTACGCGGCGTTGAAGCATCTCGGGTGGGAAAAGGTATGGGTGCACTGGAAAGACTTCGACTCGGAAGAAGAGGCGGAAAACTTCGCGCTGGCGGATAACAAAGCGGGTGAGTGGGCAAGTTGGGATCACGCGAAACTCGCAAAGCTTTTTCGTTCGCGGGTTATGGTTGAGATGAAAGAGTTGGAAGCATCAACCGGGTTCCGCCAACAGGAGATACAGTGGGCCGGCGTCAGAGCGGTGGACCCGAGGGATGTTAAAGATCCAGAGAACGAAACGGGGTCTGAGGATTTCAAGTTCGTTCTTCGCATCGATGATATCACGGATGCCGACAAGAAAAAGATTCTGCGCAAGGTGCAGAAGGCGTTGGAGGGAACCGGGTACGTAGCGGGGGTATTTTGATATGGGGATCATGAAAAGACGCCTCGACGAGTTGCAGGGGCGGTCGTCGACACGGCCGGCGAAGAAAAAGAAACGGGCGACGCCAACGACGCCAGCGGCGATGACGCACTACACGTTGCAACGCGATGCGGCGATGAAAGTGCCAGGGTATATCGTGAAGCCTTCCCCCAGGATTCCGCTGCTTGTTTCGTTCTCACACTTGCGAGATCCCGGAGTTCTAAGCAATTGGGAGATCTCCGGTACTCTAAAACTATCTTACGATGGTCTCGTGGATACGATGTTGGTGCCGGGGTCGTTCGGTGCGTACATGGCGGGGGAACCGGTGAAGTTGGATGAATACATCCGGTTCATTCACAAGTACAAACGGATCTGGCATGCGTACGCGGCGCTCGAAGTAGTACGAGATCCTGGGGAAACGTTGGAGAACTTTCGGGAGATGCAGCGGCAGGGGTTGAACCCGATCCCGGTGCACACGGCAGGGAACACCAAAGCGGATATGGATCGGTTGTTTCAAGAGTCGCCGTTGGGTTTTGTGATGATCGATGGTATTTCTGTGGCGGCGTTGCGAAAGGATGGTGGTGCGGGTTTGATCAAGCAACGGATGGGATGGGCGCGTGGCCGTCCGGTGCACTGGTTGGGGTACAACCGCGAGGGGATGATGCGTGGGTTCAAACCGTTCTCCGTGGATTCGCGAAAGTGGATGCATGGTTTCCGCTACGGCGCTCTTGAGTTGTACATGGGGAACGGGCGCTGGTGGAACTTCAAAGATGGACCCGGGGCCATCGATCTAATCAAGGCGGACACTTTGCCCAAGGGTGTTTTAAGGGTGTTAAAATCCCAGGCAGAGTGGTGCGGGTTTTCCCTTGACGATCTAACGGATCCAAGTCGATGGGCGAAACGCCCGGGCGCGGAGGGAGTTGCTTCACTTTCGATCTGGGGGTGGATTCAATACGTGCGGGAGTTCTATCATAAGTTCGGGATGCGTATTTTCTTCGCCGGTGTCGGTTCAGATAGTGTAGTCGATGAGGTTCTTGTGCACTACGTACGGATCCTTGAACAGAAAGGCGGGTTTACCTGGCTCGAGGGAAAGCTGGATGAGATTCCAAAAGTGGAAGGGTGGAACCCGGAAGAAGGAAACAAAGGAGGCGAGTGATGCAATTCTTGACCGATCAGATTATGAAGGCGAACGAGAAGATCGTCGTTGCCGTTTCCGGGGGGATGGACAGCGCGACGCTTTTACACGATCTCGCATCGTCATTGATTCATTGGGAAGGGATGCCCCCGACTGGTGCCGGTTCTTTGATGGAGCGGGTTTATCCGATCACGTTTGACTACGGGCAACGGTACGTTAGAGAAACAACGCGGGCGCTTGAGTTGTGCCGGGGGTTGGGGTTGTCTTACAAGATCATCCATGTCTCCCGGTTGCACGCGATTCTGGGCAAAGCGTACGCGCCGGACTCGCCGATTGTACCGAACCGAAACATGATCATGATCTCGATGGCGATGTCATACGCGATTTCCCTGGGGTCGAAGTTGGTTCTGTTCGGAGTGCACGCGGAGGACTGGGAGCCGGGTGTCGGGAACGGTTGCAACCCCGAGTTCATTGAGGCGTTGGCAACGGCCGGGCGGTTATGCTGGGGGAACGTCGGCGCTGGTGTTGATCTCATGGCGCCGTATATCAAGATGGGGAAGGCGGACGTTCTGCGGGCGGGTTTGGCCGACGGGGTGGGGGTACCGTATCATCTGACGTGGAGTTGTCACGATGATGGAAAGCTTGCGTGCGGGAAGTGCGGAGGGTGCAAGGAACGCCTCGAAGCGTTCTGGAAAATCGGCGTGCGTGACCCTTTGCAATACGCCGAGAAAAATGATCAGACACATTATGAAGTGTTGTACACAGAGAGCGGCGAGACGTGGAGGGAGCTGACGCGGTTCGTGTACAAAGGAAAAGAGTTCGTTAACGTTTCATAGCGTTTCATAGCGTTTCAGAAAGGAGTCGTGGTATGGGAAGGCATGGATTAAGATCGGGGCAATTGAAAGAGGGGCATGACTTGCCGGTTGCGAAGGAGGGGGGCGTGTTGGAAATTCTACGAGTGCGCCGGTATTCGTTGGGGTACCAGACGGTGAAGATGTTGATGGACGGTTCAGAGTACGGGAGTGCGGACTTCGAGATCACATCGGCGTACGATTTAGATGGGCGTTACCTGGGGGATAGCGCGATGGCGAGTATGCTCTGCGTCAAGGGCATCTCGGTGTTTCGGAAGACGCATCATTCTCATTGTGTGTGCTCGATCGGGCTCGACGAAAAGCGCGGGGTCTGGTACGGGTGGTCTCACCGGGCGATCGTCGGTTTTTCCCCGGGGAAGGGGCATAAGGTTTTCGATCCGAAGTTCAGGGGTGTTGACGGGGATGAAACGTTGTTCGTTGAACACGGGACGGAGACGATCCGGACGTTGCGGCAAGCGCGAACTTCAGCTCAAAGATTTGCGAGGTTTGTGTCATGACGAAGAGAAAGGTAAGCAAGATGTCGAAGAAGATCGAGATGCCGGGGTATCACACGGTAAGCATCGGGAACATAAGCGATGGACGTCTCCGGGATTTTATGCTCGTGCTCACCGACGCGGATGGGGAAGTGTTGGTGCGGGTGAGCGCGATCGTCGCGGCGTTCTCCGACGCCGGTTTACAGGAGGTCAAAACGAAGATCATTTTGACCGGGGGTCTTGAGTTGTGGGTGAAACAGACGGTGCAAGAGATCTCGGACCTTTTGATGATGTTGGGGGGGCCGAACGCGGCGCCGTCGCAAGGGCCCACCGCGGATGATGCGGGTGCACAACCGGAAGCGACGGGGTCTGTACGGTCCCTGCTGGAAGACCACCCACCGCGTCGCAACGACGGCGTAGCGGACGCGGCGTCTCCTGGGGTTAGTAGCGGTCACCCGCAAGAGGGCGAGCCGGGGTATGCCGTTTATACGGACGGGGAGCCGAGGATATGAAAGGGGCAAAGCCGGCGGTGCAAATCTTTTTGGATCTCGACGGCGTGCTGGCGGACTTTCATGCGGGAGTCTGCAGAGTGTTTGGTATCGACGTGAATGATCACGTGTTGTCTCGGGGTGCTGTTGATCTTGTCGAGATGGTGGGGAAGGCGTTGGAGTGGGGGACTCTCGGTGTTGGTGTTGGTGTTGGTGTTGGTGTTGGTGTTGGTGAGGGACGTTGGAAGAAAAAGTTCTGGGATCGGATTGATCAAGATGGGGTGGCATTTTGGGAGGACTTGCCGCGTGTTAGTGGTGCCGGTGAGTTGCTTCAAGCATGCGCGCGGGAGGTCGGGTGGGGGAACGTGTTCTTCTGTACCTCTTGCCCCAGGAATCCGTTTGCCACGGCGGGAAAGCTTTTTTGGATCAACCGGTTTTGTTTGGAGTTTTGTTCGGATGATGACGAACGAGGGATGCGTCGGCGGTACTTTATCACGGATGATAAGTGGATGCTTTCGCGGCGCGGAAGGGTGTTGATTGACGACTGGGAGAAGAATACATCGGTTTGGGAAGACCTCGGCGGGTCGGCACTGCTTTTTCCGTGGTGGTATAATCGGCGCGGATCGCGTGGAGATGGTGTTTTGCGCACGGAAGGGGTTTGTAACGAGTTGAGTGATTTAGTTTCACTTTGTAGGAAAGAAAGCCTTGTTTGTGGCGATGGAGATTCCGAAATACGTTGATTTCTTATGGTAACTATGTAATTAATTACCTTTATATAGTAAAGGTAACAGTTAAGTTAAACTTATATAAGTTTAACGTAAGAGACCCCCTGGGGGCTATAATAGGGGAAGATGTGTATCTTTTACCTGGCTTGATTTGTTTGATTTGTTTGATTTGTTTGATTTGTTTGATTTGTTTGATTTAGTTTTGGTGAGGAGATGCAGATGTTGGATCCAGAGTTAGATCGGAAGGCGTTGGATGGAGAGGTGTGCTTGCATTGTGGTTGTGTTCGTGTTTCGGACGATTGCGAG